CAGATGCTCGGCGCGGTTGACGACAACGCTGCAACGCTCAAAGCGGCAATTCTGTATCTTGAACGAAGGGTGTCCCCGCAGATCCCCGAACTGATCGGTCGCGCGATCCTGGCTTGGGAGCATGCAGCATGAGCCGCATCGCCACCCGAGCCGGGCCTGGCACGTTGCGCTCGCCGGTTTCCCAGAACTGCACCGTCCGCACGGTGCATTCCAGCGCCTCGGCAAGCTGCTGCGTCGTCATGCCCAGCCGCTCGCGGGCAGCGCGCACGTCAGAGGGCGACACGGCGGCGCTTCGGCGTGTGGACGGCGACGACGGCGCCATCCAGCAGGATGCGGTGGGCGTGGTTGCTGTAGGCATACGCCGTGATCTGCGCGGCGGCCTCGTCGCTGGTGGCGCTGACGGTGCCCTCGGAGCGAAGCTCCCAGCCGTCGCCCCGGTCCATCTCGATCCGCATGGTGTGGGTGTTTTCCATGCGAACAATGTGCGCCTTTCGGGCGGCGTTGTCAAGAACAATGTTCGTCTGTGGTAAACGTGTGCAACCGGACGTTTGCAGGAACGAGCGATGGCTGAGACGCGCGAGACGATTGGAGTGGCCGAGGCAATGAGCGAAGCGGTTCCCGGTTACTGGATGAACGAGCAGAGCGGCGTGCTGCGTCCTGCCATCGAAGCCTATCTCCGCCACCAGTCCATGACGCCGATCCAGATCGCCACGGTGCGCGCCTATCTGCGGCAGTGGATCGGCGCTCCGGCATGGAAAGGTCCGATGATCGACGTGCTGCGAACGGCCGTTGAGGAAATCATCGAGCGTGATGACATCACGCGATGGCTCAGCCTCGCCGAAACCTGCGGGATCGACCCGCTATGAAGCGAATACCCAAAGCATGGAACGGTGGCAGCCGCGAAGCCGCATTAGCCGCGTCCCGGCAGCGCACAGAGCAAGCCATCGCCTCGGGGTGTGAGCGGTGCCCGACGTGTCGCGGCGAGGGACTGATAGACGCGGGTATCTGTCCACAATGCGGCGCGGCCGGGTTTCTCGTGCCGCCGGGCGGAATGCCTCTGCCAGAGAATGATTAAGACCGTTGCACAAACTGAGCAAAAATACGCATGAGCAAACCGACGTTTGCAGGAGTGGCCGATGGCTGAGACGCTGTTGTGCAAAGGATCATGGGCTCTCGGCACGGCATGCGGCCGGTGTCCGCGTTGCAAGAGATCGTCCCAACGAACGCAGGATCAGACAATGGACGATAGGGATATTTTGGCCGGCGCCAAGTTTTACGCGCGAGCCGCCGCGACGCGAGCAGTGAGTGGTGTCATTCCCGAGTGGGATGATGAGGCAGACGACGCCAACTGGCGCAGGACGCGCCCTGATGTCCGGTCCGGATGCCTCGACATGGTGCGCGGGATTGTCGCTGCCGCCGGGTTCCGGCTGGCGCAAGCACCCACTGGGCGGGCGTCAGCGGCACGTCGGGCGACTGATCGGACAGGTCTGTCGTCAAGTGAGGTAGGTAACCCGAAAGGCGGCCGGCAAACGCGCCATAGCGATCCTCGATCGCGCAAGCGGCAAAATTTCCAGCCAGTGAACCCGACGTTTGGAGAGTAGGCCGATGGCTGATCTAGAGTTCAGCAAGCGACTGCGGCGCCTGATGGCCGCCAAGCGGCTCAGTCAATCCGACCTCGCACGAGAGATCTGGGGCGAGGAAATAACCCCGGCGGGCTACATGGCCGCGAGAGGCCGGGACAAGATCAACAAGTACTGCGCTGGCAAGATGGTGCCTGATCCGCCAACCCTGACGCTGCTGGCGCGCGCGCTGGGTGTGCTGGAGATCGAGTTGGCGCCGCAGGTAGTGACCAAGCTGGTCGAGCGGGAACACCCGGAGATTCGCCTGCGAGCGGTCGAGGGGAACCCTGGTCTCGTACATTTGGCGTGGGACACGATGCTGCCGCTGCACGCCGTGACGCAGATGCTGACGGTGTATCAGAACACCGACACGTACCCGGTCACCGAGGCCATGCGGAAGCGGATGGAACAGCCCGCCAGCACCGCCGATGCGGCGCTCGCCGAGGTGATCCTGACGGTGGCGCGGATGGCCGCGGACAAGCAGTGATAACGTCCACAAACGGGAGTTAGCGGGCGGAATTCTCGCCGTGTCGATAGTCCGATTCATATCGTCGCGGCGCTTACCACGCCATATCACCCGCCGCCTTATTTGCCCCGAGGCCAAAGAAAAGGCCCGAGCTTGGGGGCGCCGGGGCCTGGGTTTGGTTCGAGAGGCCGATGCCCAGCCGCGCAGCGATGGAAGCCAAAGCGGAGCGCCTTATCCGCGCACGCATCGAGCCGCGCCACACACGCCCACTGTTTAGGCGCGGAGTGTCTGCATGTCAGACGCAACGGTATCATTCGATCAGGCGGTGGCTCGACGCGTGCCTGATGAGGCCAGGCACGCCTAGTTTTGCCGACCTACGAGGCACCCCTCCACGATTTTGGTGAGTAGCGCGTTACGATAATCGGCGTTCGCCTGAACCAGGTATATCAGCCCGGCGCTGAAGCAAATATTTAAGATGATGAGCAAGACCATCGCCGGCGGCAATACACGCATGGCGGTCTCGCTGACCGACGCGATCAGGCCGTGCGTGGTGGTGGGCTGCTCGCTCATGGCCGCACGTCGAGCAGCGGCGTCGGGCGGCCATTCCTATGGAAGACCCACGCGGCGTCGCTTGGCCAGTTGTTGTATTTGTTGTTGTTCTCCGTCCCAGGCAGATATGTCAGGTTGGCCTCACAATGCAGGCCGCAGACCGTCCTTCCTTTGAGGGGGACAATATGATCGACGTGATACCCTGCGGGACGGTTGGCATAAATGTCGGCGATCTTGACACGATCAGCCCATGGAGGTGTCTGCTGGTGGTCGATCAGCTTTTTGCGGCGAATTGCGTGCTGGGTCATGTAGCCAGGGTTCTGCTTTAGCCATTCCCGGTGGGCTACGTTGTATTGGTCGCGCTTCTCTATCCGCCGCTTGTTCTTAGCCAACACCTTATCCGGATTGGCTACACACCAAGCCTTGTTGATCTCCTTGAACTGCTCTGGATGCTCTGCGCGCCAGCGAGCGCTAATTTCGTTCCGCTTGATGCGGCCTTCAGGCGTCGTGCGGTCGGTATCATACCAGCGCCTGAGATAGGCGCGCTTTTCTTCGGTCTGATTGCGCGCCAAGGCGCACACGACGCAGCCGAACGATGAAACGAAGCGTTCAGCCGCATGGCCGTGTCGGCACGGCTTGCCCGTGAAGTAACGCTTGAGCTTCCGTGCCTGCGCTTCGTCCCGCGTCAGAATTTTCATGGCGCAATCACGAATAGCCGCGTCGTCGCGTTCATTGATGTGGCATGGATTGACTGCCCGGCAGTGGTCTGAATCACCCGGTCAAAGCTCGCATCCGGTTTGATCTCATACTCTGTAACCTTTCCCGGCGCGTTGCCGAACGTCACGGTCACGTCATAAGACGCCCCGCCGGGTTGTATCTGCTCGTTGTAGATGAACAGCAAGAACTCTCCGTTGGTCCGCTGGAATAGCTGATGCTGCGTGCCACTCTTAGGCGAGGCGTCGTTAATTGATCCCTGTCCACCGCTTACAGTGTAATCCAACTTACCGGGCTGGAACGTGCGGGCGTTGGCGCCCTTGTCGCCGGCCAATGTGTGCAGGGCGCGCATCGCATAGGCCGAGGGCCGTGGATCGTTTTGGTTCTTCGGAAATAGCCCGCACTGGTAGACCGTGCCGTAGTCGAACAACGGATAGAGCATCATCGAGTGGATGCCGAGCCGCCAGGCCGACAGCAGCATGATCGGCACGTAGTAGCCGTCCAGCGTGTGATCGGTGCCATTCTGGCCGTAGAGCGTGGGGTGCCATTCGGTGATCGTAATCGGCTTGTCGCTGCCGTAGGCTTTGCGCAGCCCGATCACCACGTCGTTGAACGCGCCGTCACGATTGGCGCCCGCATCGAGGTCGCAAACGTTCGGCGGGTAAAAGTGGCCGTTGATGATGTCCATGTGCGCGTTGATGTCGGCGATGTCCTCAGCGGAGCAATAGCCCGGCGTGATGTAGCCTTCTGGATACGGCAGACCGAAAACGATGGACGGACCCGCCACCGGGATGCCCTCAACCCTGCCGTCCCACAACGTCCTCTGAACGTCGCGCGTGACCTGTGGCGGCACCTCGCCGTTGCCGAAATTCGTGTTGGACTCGTTAACGCCTTCAATCATGACGATACCGTTCGCCGGATCGCGCGCGAGTTCCAGCGTCGCCTCCGCATCCGCGACGCAACCATTCGCCGCAACGCCTCCGGTGAAGCGATGACCCTTGGCCGCGAGCAGAGGCAGCCATGGACGCAGAATCTCCATGCGATAGCTGGCGGTGTAGATCCGGCTCACCGGATAATTGGTGCTGCCGTTCGTCAGCCAATCCATCGCGGCAATCACGGTGTCAGGGCGATAGTCGGCAGGCCATGACCCCCAGACGTTCCCCTCATCCATCGAGGGAAACATGTTGCTGCCAGTCAAAGCAAGGAAGTCGGCGATCCGGCCAGCCTGAATGCCGGTAGCGGCGGGCGGCGTGGTGCCACCTTCAGCCGCCATCGCCCATTTGCGATGCAGATAGCGGCTGTTCGGATGGCCCTGCATCTGCTCGAGCAGCCAGTCGTAGCACGCATGCGCCTGCGGCACGCCGGCACGCGCGGCCAGCGCCAGCGCACCCATCGCATAGCTCGGATAGGTCAGATCGAGCGCGGCGGGCAGCGTATCGGGATCATCGTAAACACAGGCTTCGGGCTTGGCTTCCTCCGTGTATGTCCACGCCTCGCCCCAATGTTCGGCAGGTTTGGCCCCGGTGTCCGGCGCGATCGCCGTCATGTAAACCGATGGCACCGCGCGCACCCAGCCGTCGCGTTGTCCGCTGGTCCGCGCCGCGACATCCTGGGCTTTCCATTCCAGGATCGGACGCCAGCCCTCGTGGCCGATCTGGACGATCCAGCCCAGCACTGTTGTGAGGAAATCCTCCTGCCAGCCATTCATCCAGGTGCCGGCTTTGTATGGCGCGCTCGCCTGCGAATTCTTCCAGTCGCTAAGTATGTGCAGATCAGACCACGGTGGCGCGGCGCCGTTGACATAGCGGTCCATGAACCATTGCCGCTCGGCATCCAGCCGCGAGGTAAAGATCGACCTCGGCAGAAACCACGAGGGCAGACTTTCCGGCGTCAGCGTGGCAGCCTGCATCAGCGCACGCAGTGTCCACGCGAGGCCCCTGATGCCATTGCCCAAGTTGAAGTTTGCCCGCGCACCCGGACTGAGCATCACCACGTTGTATACACAAACGAATTGCATCCACTCGAGGTAATACGGATCGCCGGTCAACACGTACGGCATGAAGGCAAACGAGCCCATATGCGCCACGTCCAAGGTGACCGGGCCGCCCGGCGGATTCTTGATGTATGGATCGGCGCCGGACGGCGAATACATCGTCGCGTTCGGATAGACATTCCAGTCGAGCGGCGCGCCGGTGCGCTCGTCGCGGAAATGCAATGGGATCGAGCCGGCCGCCTCTCCCCACGCCTGCACCGAGCGCCAGGATTGCTCCGAGCCGGTGCAGAGATACTCCGCCTGCGCCTCGGTACACGGGCCTATCTCGTCACGCTCGCCGGTTGAGGGGATGTAAGGTGTGATGCCGGCCAGGTCCATCGGCCCGGTGTAACTGCGCGGGTTCGACGGCGGGATCACCGCGCCGAACAGGCTCTCGCTGTAGTTAGGCAGCAGGCCGCCGAGAAAATCCGGGGCGGGATAGATGATCGGCCGAGGCGCGCTCTGCCACCGCCACCGCGAGTGCCAGTAATGCGCCGGCGCCTCGATGCAGGCTAATTGTTCGTTGCCGCGCATGATCGTCGCGATGTATGCGCCCATGTTGCCCGGCACGCAGTCGAACAACATCCCTAGTTCAAACACCACCTCGTCGCGGTGGCCGTCGGCATCAGGCCGGAAATACACCGCGAAGCCGACCAGATCGGGCAGCGTGCAGCGCACACAATGCTGGGTGAAATGCCCGTTCGGCTCGTGGTAGTCGCCGAGGTCAACGCCCGTGGTCTCGTCGAACACATAGCTGGCGCCCTCGAAGTCGATGCGCACGCTAAGCCCGTCACCAGCGGGCGGCGGTGTCGGGGTGGGTGTCGGCAGCGGTGTCGGCGTTGGCGTCGGCGTGGGTGTCGGAGTCGGAGTCGGCGGCGCACTGCCTTCGAGCGCGGCGACGCGCGCCTCGAGGGCGGCGAACTCGCTCGTCGTGGGGACGCTGGTGGGCATGTCGAAATCCTCAGTTGGTCGCCCGCGCCGTCGCCGGCGCCGCGCGCGCGCCGAGCGTGGTGAGCCATGAACCACGCGGCAGCCGCCCGCTCAGCCGCTCGAGCACCGCGGGATCCGCCCTGCGCAGCAGGTCCGCGGCGACTGCCGGATCGAGCATCGCCTCGGCCAGCCGCGCACGGCCCTTCGCCTGGGTGTCGGCCATGATGCCTTTGATCCACGGCAGGTTGGTCACCGCGGAGAGCCCCCGGGCCAGCATCGGCTCCGCCCAGCCGGGCACCGGCGCGCCGGCCATCAGGCTGTCGAGAAACGCCGCGTTGGAGAGGTTCTGCCCGGTATTGGAGGCGACCGCCCGGCCCACCGTGTTGATCCGCTGTTTCGACAGGATATCGTTATGCAGCAGATCGAGCCGGCCCAACTCGTCGGGGGAAAACACCCCGGCGGCCTGCAGCACGGCGCGATTCTTGTCCCACCACTTGGTGGCCTGGTGCGCCGACATCGCCCGCGCCTCGCCGCTGGCATCCAGCGGGCTGGTCGACGTCGCGCTCGCCATCCAGTCGTCCAGCACCGCCCGGCGCAGCTGCTGCATCGCTTCGGGCGGCCCCTGGCGCATGCGGCCGACCAGATCGCGGAGGTGGTTGGTGGCCTGCGGGCCGGTGAGCGCCTGCTTGACCGCCGCCGCCGGATCGGCGCCGTCGAGGAACGCCGCGGCGATGCCTCGGCCACGGCCCGCCGCGGTATCAGCCAGGTTCTGGGTGGCCCCCTCGAGCAGCCCGGTGGCGCCGTCGAGCGTGGCGAGCTGCGCGCGCAGGTCGGCCGGCAGCCGCGAGATCGCCGGGCCGTGGTTTTTCAGCCACCGTGCCAGCACCGCCGGCGCCAGCACGCCGTCGTCGTTCAGCAGGCCGCTGAGCGCGCCGGAGATGTGCTCGCGCATCGCCGTGGTCAGCACCGGCGCCCGCTCGCCGGCACCAGCCACCGCCGCATTGAATGCGGTCATCGTGTCGGCGCCGCCGGGACCGGGGCGGAAGAACTGCCCGGGCACCGACGCCGGCCCCATCTCCGGACGGCCCATGGCGATCTCGGTGGCCTGCCCGACCGGCCCCTCGCCGTAGGTCGCCATGTGCTGGCCATAGGCCCGCTTCCAGGCGGCATACTGCGCCGCCTGCTCAGGCGCGATGCCGGCGCCGGCGGCCGCCGCGGCGTCGATCGTGTCACCGATCGCCGGGCCGATTCGCGCGAACACACCCTGCAGCCGCTGGTCGCTGGTGCGCAGCCCGCCGCGAATCGATTGCAGATCACCCAGCGTCAGCGTGTCAGGCGCCAGCTGCGCCAGCACCGTCTTGAGGTCGGTCGGGTAGTACGCCTCGCCGGGATAGCGCGCCCGCGCCTCGGCAATCGCCGCGTCGCGAATCGGCTTGGTGGCGATCGCCGTGCTGCCGTCGGGATCGATGCTGCGGAACAGCGTCTGCGCGGCGTCCTCCGAGGCCTGCCGCGCCGCCACCAGCGGCTGCTGCAGGCGCTGGCCCGCGAGCTGCACGTCACTTTCCGCCGGCCCGAGCGCCGCCACCCCCTGGCGCGCTTCGGCGAGCCGCGCGTCGCGCTGGGCCTGCGCCGCGGCGAGCTGCGCGTCGGCCTGGGGTTGCAGCACGCCGGCGACGCCGGCGGCGTCACGCGGCACCGGCGGGGTGTCGCCCGACATGGGCGGCACCACCTGATCGATAATGCCCTGCCGCGCGGTGGTGCGCCCGGCGTCGTTGGCGACGAACGGCTGCGACACCTCAGGCCGGCCGTCATTGCGCAGGGTGCGCTCGAGATTGATCAGCCCGGTATCGCCGCCGACCTCCGCGGTGGTCTGAAAACCCGCGCCCGGGATCTCGGGGTTCGCCATCGCCGTGCCCGGGTCGTAGCGGTAGTGCAGGAGCCGGTCGGTGGCGTCGCCCGGCTTGGCCATCGCGCCGGTGAGCCCGGTCACCGCGATGCGGTCGGCGGCGCCCGCCTTGGTGACCAGCGCCGGCGTCGCCGCGTCGACGACGTGGCCGACCCCGCCGCCGAGCAGCGACAGGCCGACCGGCAGCGCCACCTTGAGGTAGCCCGGCAAATCGGGATTGTCGTTGACGATCTGCTGGCCGACCGCCTGGCCGCCGGCCAGCCCGAGCGTGGTCGTCGGCCGCGGCGGCTCGAAGGCCTTGAGTATGCGTGACGGCCCGACGACCTTGCCGGCCAGCCTGGCCGCCCAGCCGGGACCGAGCAGTCCGGCCAGCGCACGCACGCTTTCGTTGCCCAGCGTGTGCTCGGGCTTCGGCAGGCCAAGCAGCGACGGCACGCTCTCCGGGTCGAAGCTCGGCAGCGGCGTGTCGAGTGCCCGCGGCTGGTCGCCCACCAGCTGGCTGAGCGTCGGCGGCGCCGCCTCGTCTGGCGCGGCGCCGAACTGCGCCATGCCGCCGAGCAGGCTCAACGCCGCCGCCGGCATGTCGGCCAGCCCGGTGACGCCGGCCGACAGCACCTGTTTGAGCTCCGCCCAGGTCATCGCCGGCGGCGGGTCGAGCGCACCGCCGACGATCCGCGCCCGCCCGCCGCCGCCGGTCGGCGGCTTACCCGCGTCCGGGTCGAAGATCTGCACCGGCATCAGGGAGTCACCACGCCGAAACGTCCGTCCGGCAGGCGGAAAACACTGTTCACCGGCAGCAAGCCGCCTTCCTCCAAGGTCTCGACCTTCTGGATGATCGGCGCCTTGTTCTGCTTCTCCGTCCAGTCGGCGTTGAAATTGCGCCAGGCCTTCAGCGAGTGATCGTCGCTACGGTCCCAGGCGATCGATTTGTCGACGGTGCGCTGCGCCGCGCTCTCGAGGAATGCCAGGATCACCGCATTGCTCTCCGGCCGGTTGGAGATGGCCGGCATGGTCTGCTGCAGGAACACCCGGTCGGCGTCGGACAGATTGGTCGAGAAGCCCGAGCCCGGGGTGATCTGCGATTTCACCAGCTCGTTGCTGATTTTCTGCAGCACCTCGGCCTGCGTCACCGAGCGGCTGCCCATGGTCTGCGCGATGCCGCTGAGATCGAGGCCGAGCGCGGTGGCGATCGAGCCCACCGTGCTGGCGGTCGGCGTGAGTTTGCCCGACTGGAAGCCCTCCGCGACGCTGCGGAAATGGCGCAGTTTCTCCACCATCCCGGCGGCATTGCCGCCCGCGTCGGTCAACTCGCCCTGCTGCTTGGCGGCGGCCTCGCCGGTTTTCTGCTGGAACACGTCCTCGGCGCTCGGCATGCCGGCCCGGCGCAGCCGCTCCTCCTGCGCCTGGCGCTGCGGATCGAGCGGCTGCGAGCCGGGCGGCGTCGGCGACGGCGCCACCAGGCGGAAACTGCCGTCGGGCTGCAGGTAGCCCTTGTGGTTCTGCCCGTCGTCGCCCTTCACGTCGGTCAGCGCCGGCGTGCTCTTGACCCCCAGGTCTTGCTCGGTGCCGGTGTTCGGGTCGACGCGGATCGACCGCGTGTTGCCGTCGGCGCCGAGCCGCTCGACGGTGAACGGCTCCTGATGCGCCGGGCCGATCACCACCCGCGTGCCGTCGCGGTAGACGCCGACCACCTGGTTGCCGATGGTCTGGTAGCTCGGCGTCTCGGCCGGCTTCATCGCCAGCTGCGCCGCCACCGCCGGCCATTTGTCGGGCGGCATCGACAGCAGCGAGGCGGCGAACAGCGCGCGGTCGCGCGGCGTCATCGCGTCGAGCGCGCTGCGGTTCATCCCCGGCACCGGCGGCATGCCGATCGGCCGCGCCGGGATGCCCGGCGCCGGCGGCCCGGCCGGCGCGGTGGTCGCGCGGGTGGCCGGCGCTGCCGGGGCGGTGGCGGGCGGTGGCGGCGTCTGGCCGGTGGTGGCCACCTGATAGCGCGCCGGCGTCGCGCCGCCGTCAGGCCCGCCCTGGGCGGGCGGCACCGGCACGGGCATGCTGGCGGCGCGCAGCGCGGTGTAGTCGGCCGGATGTATCCGATCCGCCCCGAGCGTCGCCGGATCGACCGGCACGAACCGCGCGTCGGTCTGCCGCGCCGTCTCCTCCAGCGACTGATTGGAGCGGTTGTCGGTGAGGTATTTCGCGTCACCGACGCCGAGCAGGGTCACCGACGCCGCCCCCTTCTTTTTCAGCTCCTCGATCTGCGTCCGCACGTAGCCGACGTCGCCCACCCCGTTCGAGGTGCCGGACGACAGCACCACGTGCCGCCCGGCCACGTCGGCGGCGGGCATCGCGCGGATATTCGCCAGCACCGCCTGCGGCCCGGCACCCACCACGCCACGGCCGGCGCCGAGGCCCGTTGCCAGGCTGTCGCCGACATAGAGCGGCTGCGCCGCCGCCGCGGTGGCGGTGGAAGCTGGCGCCGCTGGGGCGGCGGTGGCGCCTGGCAGCGGCGGCGGCGGCGCGGCGGCCAGCTGCTCAGCGGTGGCGGTGGTGATGGCGGTCGGGTCGACGTCGCGCACCACGGTGCCGCCGGGGCCCGGCGAGGGCGGCGGCACGGCGCGGCCGGTGTCCGCATAGGGTCGCACCGCCGGCACCGCGCCGGCGCCGAGCCGCACCCACTGGCTGACATGCGTGCCGTTGCCGTCCACCGGATCGTCTTTGCCGCCCGAGTCGATCCACCGTTTCACGCCGCCCGCGCCGCCCAGCCAGGCGCCGGCGAGCAGCCCGTCACGGGTCACCGGCACGCCGCCGATGGTCTGACCGACGCCGCGGTCGTAGACCCCGAGCGCGCTCAGCTGCTTGTCCATGTGCCCCATGGCGAGCCGGTAGGCGGCGTCCTGTGCCGCCGGGTTGCGCAGGAAATCGTCGCGCGTGCGCACCCCGGCGAAGCCGGGGATCCTGAACGCCCCGCTCCACTGATTGCCCTTCGTGTCCTCGCCCTCGGCCGGCGCGTAGAACCCCGCGTCGGAGGCGAGCTGCGAGCCGATCTGATAGCGCCCGGTGTAGCCGGCGCTGTTGGTCGCGCCGTAGCCGCGGGCGCCGGATTCGTGCGCGCCGAGCGCCTCGCGCACCAGCGCCCCCGGCTCGTAGCCGGGCGGTGTTGCCGGCGCCCCGCCGGGCGGTGTCGCCGACGCGCCCGGCGGCGCGCCGGCGGGCGCCGCCGGCGTCTCCGTGGTCACGTCAGCGACGCCCTGCGGGCCGCCGAGGCCGCGCGTCAGGAACCGCGCGACCAGCTGCTGGCCGGCCATCTGCTGCTGCAGGATCTGCCGTTTCAGGGCCAGGTCGGCCATCGCCGCCTGCGCCGCCTGCTCGTTGATCACCTGCTGGCGACCGGCGCTCAGCGCATCGCCGAAACCCTGCGCGAAGGTCGGCGCCAGGCCGAAGCGCGGCGCCGCGGCGTTCGATGCCGCGCTGCCGAACGCCAGCAGCGCATCGGCGATCGAGGCGCGCTGTCGGTCGGACACGCGATTGGGCAACGCCTCGCCCTCCGGCGTCATGCCATAGACCGGCGTGTCGGGCTGGCCGGTGCGGCCGCCCGACACGAAATTGCCCAGCAGCGACAGGATCGGATCGGCCGAGTCGAGCAGCGACGCCATCGGATCAACCGAGCAAGGAGGCGCGCGGCTGTAGCGGCGCCGCCGTCGCCTGCGACAGCATCGCCGCGCGGTGCATCTGGATCAGCGTCGCCAGCAGATTGGGCAGCCCCTGGGTCGCCATCTGGCTGGGCCCCGGGCCTTGACCGCCGCGCTTGTCGAAGGCCGCATCGCCGGCCCCCGCCGAGCCGGCCTTACCGAGCACCTCCCCGGCGTTACCGAGCAGCTTGGATATTTTGCTCCAGTCGGTCGCCGAGCCGCCCTTGCCGCCCTTGCCGCCGCCACCGCCGCCATAGACCGTGCCGCCTTCGTCGAAGCCGGCCAGCCCCAATGCGTCATCAGCCAAAGCCATCGTCGTGCTCCTACAGCATCGCCAGCAGCGGGATCACCGTGCCGGCGATCTGCGCCACCTGGCCGATCGTGCCGAGCACGTCGCTGCCCTTGTTGGGTACCTGCGTGCTGGTCGACGTCGCGCCGTAGGGCGTCGAACTCAGCGCCGACTGGCGGATCGCCAGCTGCTCGAGCGGATAGTCGCGCGCCTGCTGCCACCGCGCGATCGCCGCATTCATATCGGCCTGCTGCTGGTTCTGCTGCTGCGCCCCGGCGGCCGACAGCGCGCCGGCGCCGGCCAGCCCGGCGGTCTGCCCCGCGGCGGCGCCCTGGGTGACCGCCCCGGCCTGCGCCAGCGCGGTCTGCACGGCGGTGTTCCACCCCTGGCTGCGGATATTCGCGCTGAGATCGCCGGCCTGCCGCGCGATGTTGCCGGCCAATTCGGCCGACTGCACGCCGAAGCGCGTGCCGCCGAACGCCCCGGCGGAGGCGGCGCGGCTCGCCAGGTCGTTCTGCGCCTGGTCGGCACTGCGCTGCAGCTGCGCCTCCGCGCCGGCCTCGACGTTGCCGAGGTAGGGATTCAACAGCGACTGCGCCGTCGTCGCCAGATTGCCGCCGGTGATGGCCCTGGTGGCACCGCTGATCGCGTCGGCGGCGCCGGTCGAGTTGGCGCGGATCCAGTCCATCGCGCTGGTCTGGTCGGCGGTCAGCCCGGCCACCGTCGGGCCGGCATAGGCTTCATACGGCCGCGCCGCCACCTGCTTGGCGTACTCCAGATTTTCCGCGCCGCCCTGGTTCACCCACGCCGGCAACTCGGTCTTGTTGGTCACCGTCTGCGGTCCGCCACCGCCGCCCTTGCTCATTGCACGAGCTCCTTGCGATAGCCGGTGCCGGCCACCTGCCAGCCGAGCCGGCCGAGCACCGGCGCCCAGCCCTTGCGGCCGAACGCCACGGCGCGCGTCGCCCCCTGGGTGCGCGCCCAGGCCTCGATCTCCGGCACCAGCGCCAACGCATCGGCCAGCCGCCCGCCGACCAGCCAGTAGTTGACGTCGCGACAGCGCGGGTAGTGGTGGATCTCGGTGACGATCGCCGCCGCGCCGCGCTGCCAGTATTGCGCCCGGCCGTCGAGCAGCCGGGGCACCACGTCGCTCTGGAAATCATGCGTCCCGCCGGCCAGCGCGAGGGCGCGCTCGAGGCAGTCGACGACGCGCGCCTCCGCCGGATCGAGCCGCGGGCTCATCGCGCCGGCACCGTGCTCAGCACGCCGGTGGCCGACACCGTCACCGTCCAGGCCGAGCCGTCCGGTGCGGTCAGCACCAGCGCCGGCAAGGCGGGCGTGGTGCCGGTTTTCAGGTTGGCCGAGTCGGCCCGCTCGAGCTGTGCCATCGCGTTGTTGAACTCCTCCGGCGTCGGTGCCCCGCGCGCCGCGCGCGGCAGGCGGAGCGACGGCATGGCGGGGCGCCCGCTCATCGGCCGGGTCCCGGGGTCAGGCCGAGGCGGATGCGGCCGAGCTGCCACGGGCCGTCCTGCAGCCCCTCGATGCGCAGCCGCAGCGAGCGCGTGTCGAGCAGCGTGTCGATGACGCCGTCGTCGCGCTCCTGGGCGAACACCCCGAAATCGGTTTCGCCGGCGGCCGCTTCGAGCTGTCCTTTCAAATGAAACTGCACCAGCTGCGGCTGGCGCAGATCCGGGTAGATCGCATCGAGCTGCACCAGCGTATCGCCGTCGCCGATCTGCAGATCGCCGGTCTCGGCGTAGACCGCGGCACCGCGCGGCGCGCCGTCGGCGAGATAGCCGGTTTCGTGCTGGTAGACGGTGCCTGCCACGGTGCCCAGTAGCGGCAGGCCGAACGCGCCGGGCTCCGAGCCGATGCTGCGGGCCAGCACGCCGTGCGTCCACAGCCGATCCTTGTAGTTCCACGTCACGTAGTGATCCGGCGACGTCGCCGCAGCCGACGGATAGTGCCAGGTGATCTCGGGGAAAATCCCGTTGTGGTAGCCAAACGTCTGGCCGGCGGTGACAACGTTGAGGTCGCTGAACACGAATCCGTCGATATCGCTCGGCAGCGGCTGCACGCCGCCGTCGTAAATCCAAAAATTCTGCTTGCCCATCCACACGCTGCGGCCCGCCCAGCCGACCATCGCCTCGGGGCCGATCGGCCCGCAGCCGCTGCCGATGCGCTGCAGGCCGTAGACGTAGGGTGTGCCGACGAATTGCAGCAGATGCACGTCGTCGTCGCACCAGATCAGCACGCCCTGCGCAACCCTCCGCATCGCCAGCCCGGTGCCGGTCGAGCGCAGCTGCAGCGAGCCCGCGGTATTGGTCGCGGTCGGCGCCCAGTCGGTGAGCAGTTCGAGCGAGCACCAGTCGAGCCGACGCGGGTCCTCCGCAGCACCCAGGATGACGACACTGCGCTCGTCGGTGGTGATGCAGCTGCGCCCGGTCGGCGCGCCGGCGACCGGCGTCATCTGCGTGGTAACCGGCAGCTCCGGCGACCATTGCAGCAGCCGCCCGTCGGCGCTGCCCATGGCCAGCAGCGTCTCGCCGTAATTGTCGAGCGCGATCTGGTCGCCCGGCCCCGCGCGGTATTGCTCCGGCTCCAGCGAGCGGTGCGTGCCGTAGGTCTCCAGCCCGTAGCCGCCGATGCCGTAGCCGTCGAGCAGGCCGGCGGCCTGGCCCGCCACGAAATCCCCGGGCGAGATCACCGTGCCGGTGGCGCCGTCCCACACGACGATGTCGGCCAGCGACGCCGCGGCCACCCAGCGCAGCCGATCGAGGTCGCGCCACGACAGCAGGTTGCGCACCGGCCCGTTGGTCTGCACGCCGGGTAGGGTTTTCCAGCCGCCGATCGGCGTCAGCATGCCGCCGGCGAAACGCACCAACGACATATCCCACCAACCGCCGCGGGTGTCCTGCGGCGTGGCGCGCCGCTTCGAGCCGGGCGGCAGCGTCAGGGCGACGCGCTTACCGGCCACCCTCGTCCTCGTCCTTATCGGTGGCGAGCAAGGTGCCCGGGTAGGCGGTCGGCATGCGCATCACGCCGACGCTGCCGTCGCCCTGCTGGGTGTTCGGCGGCGAGGGCTCCAGCCGGTAGTCGCCGAGCGCCGCCGCGCGCTCGGTCAGCGCCCGCATCGTGGCGATGCGCTCGGCCTGCGGCAGCGCCAGCAGCTGGCCGAGCGTCATTTGGAGCGGCAGCGTCATTCCGGCGGCGACGGCTGCGGCGGCGGGGTCTGCGGCATCGGCGGCTGCGGGGTCGGCGCGGGCGGTTCTGGTGCCGGCGCCGGCTCGTCGGGCTGCAACTCCTCGGCGAGGATGCGCCGCTGCTCGGCGAGCGCCGCGGCCTGCTCGCGCAGCGCGTCGATCGCCTGCTGCGCCTCCTCCGCCGGCATCGCCAGCAGCTCGGCGACGGTCATGCCGCCCGACACCGCGAGATCCGACGGCGTGTCGTCCGGCCGCCCCACGGCGCGCTGCTGGTGTTCGTAGCCGGGCCGAGGCGGCGGTGCGCCGCGGCCCTGCATGATCTGCGTGAACAGCGCCGCGTCCCACGGTTTCGGGTCCTCGTGGAACCGCCGCTGCTCGATCGGCGGCGGCTTTGTGTAGGGATACTGGCCGACCTCGGGGTCATCGGCAGGCAGTTGCTCAGACATGATGTCGTCCTCCTACGGAATAACGGTTTTGGTCGCCTTGATCATCCACTGCACACCGACGCCCGCCTGCATGTTGTTGTGCGCGGCACCGCCGCCGGCGGCGGCAATGGACAGGTTGTGCTGATGCCCGCCGGCGAGACTGGTGGTCAGCGGCGTGCCGCCGGCCTGGTTCGGAACGCTGATGAATTGCTGGAAGCCGGCGGCGGCGCTACCCAGCAAGCCGGGGTCCACCGTGTGGTTATGCACGCCCTGCAAGTCGGTGATGCCGGTATGGCTGTGCGATGGCATTTCGTTCGCGGTCAGCACATGGCCGCTTTCGCCGTGTAGGGTGCCAACGAAAATGGTGCCGTTGTCGCGATGCACCAACACGCGGCCGACGTAGTTCGGCAAGTTAAAGGTGGTGGCGCCGTCACCCGCGCCGTAGGTGTTGCCGATCAGGGCATACAAATCCGGAAAGCCGCTGCGGCTGATCGCCCAGCCGTCGCACGGGAGCCAGCCGCCAGGGCTCGTCGCCGTCGGCCATGGCTTGAGCGAGCCGACCGGCTCGATGGTATTGGCGAGCGCGGCTTTGATGGCATTGATCTGCGTCTGCAGTGACCCGCCGCCGCTGGTCGCCGTCCACAGATCGGCGTCCAGCTTGGTCCAGTTGTTGTTGATCAGGTCGCCCCAGGCGTCGCGGTCCAGGCCGACCGTCGGCAGGGTGTAATTATAATGGGGGGTGGTTGGATCCGCCATGCTAGGCGCCCTTACTTCCGTCGCTTCCTGCTGGCCTGGGAGCGGTTCGGTCACCGGCTGCGCCACCGTTAACCCGCGACGGCATCTGCTCGGTTCCCTGGTCGTGCTCCATGCATTGCTGCTGGATGGCGGCGAAGATCGGCGCCACTACCCGATACGGCGCATGACTGATCGCCTCAAGCACGACGCCCCATTGCTGCGCGCTCATGCTGACGGCAATCGGCGTGTCGGGCTCGATCATACTGCGATCCCGCGCAACGCCAGCGACTGCTTAACGCTCGCATAAATCGCGTCGATCTGCGGCTTGGTCAGGATCGCGTTGTAGCTGGCGAAGAACGCGATGTCGCAGGCGCCGTTGTTCGTCGCGAGATTTGCGGCCTGACTGGAACCGAGGATTTTCAACATCGCGCCGACGGTGTTGGTCGAGGGCGTGGCGCCGATGTTGCTTAGGTTCTTGGTGAGGTCATAGACCGCCGGCACCACACCGCCGCCGATCGTGCAGGCAAAAAACCGCCAGTCAGTGACCGGTGGCGTCACGAGAGACATATTGACCGTGGCGCCGTTGTACATCTGGATCGCAGTCGATCCGCCAACATAGGGGGTATATCCGATATAGCCGTTGTAGTAGTTGCCGATGATGAACACCTGAGTGCCGACCTGCGAGGCCACCGGCGTCTGCCGGCAGGCAATCAGTGCCGTCTCAGCCGTGTGGAACGACGATGCGGTCTGGAGCGCACCCGTCGCGTTTTGGCAATGGATGTAGGTCGGGAAATAAGTCGGCGGCCCAGCGGTGAAGTTGGTGAACGCACCGCCTGGGCCGACGTTCTGCGATGTAGCGAGGTCTTTGCCGAGATACGCCCAGGTGTCCAGGCCCGCGATCACCGGCAGTGGCTTGACTATGGCGGAGGCCGAAAAGTCAACGCCTGCGATGGTGATGGCGGTCGGCATGGTGTGGTGTCTCCTATGCCAGGCAGCAGACTTGCACGGCACTGCCGTTGCGGTAGAGCTGACCGTACTGCACGCCGCCGGCCTTTGCCGTCGTGTCGTCGCTGTAACTGGTGGACGCCGGCAGCCAGTCGAAGAAGAACTTGGGCGACGCCGTGTTGATGCCGGTCGCGCGCATCAGGTTGGTCGCGTGATTCCCCAAACGGAAAGTATGGTTCTCGGTCGCAGTGGCCGCGTCGATTGCGCCGCTCGCCCCGAGATAGATCAGGCCGGTGCCGTTGATGAGCGTGGCTGAACCAACATTGGGGCCAAGCAGCAGATTGCCAGGAACGCTCTGGCCTTTCTTCGCGACGTTGGCGCCCACGAACACCGAGTTGCTGGCCGACCCCATGTTCGGGTCGGACAGCGTGTAGGAACCGATCGACACGGTATTGACGAGGGGCGGCATCACACCGTCCGTGCCATACATCGTCCAGTGGCCGATCAGGATGCTGTCGGTAATGCCGTTCCCGTTGCGCCCGGAGTGCGCGCCGATCAGGATCGCACGTAGATTATTGGTCGAGTTGCGCGCCGCGTCGGACCCAAAGACGCACACGTTGCCTGGGTTGGGATCGACACGCAGCGCGCCGCAGCCGAACGCCGCGTTCTGCTGGCCACCGCCTGAGTGATTAGCTCCGACCTGCATACCGACATAGGTGTTCTCGGCCGATGACAATGTGAGGCCGCCGGTAAGCTGGCCGCCGCCGGTCTGATAGCCGATCAGCACGTTGCCGGCGCCAGTTGAGTTGATCGCCAGCCCGACATGGGTGTTCGGAATGCCAGGCACGCCGGGATTGCCGGGTATCTGCGCCGTCGCCTTGATGAGCAGTTGGCCACCGAAATAGTAGCCAGCGTTCACGTTGACGCTGTTGAACGTCGGATCGGTCCCTGGACCGGAACCTCCAGCGCTGAGCACCATTTGATCGACATAGCCTTTGGTCGCTGCCTGCGCATTAGCTCCAGCCGGCGGATCGCCTGACAGCAACAGCGGGCCAGTCATCGCGCTGCCGGCCAGCAATACGGCATTGGCGTTCACGTAACCCGTGGTGACCATGCCGGCAACGGTACCGTTGAACACGCCGTTCTTGTCGAACCCGGCGGCGATGTTGCCGGCAGCATCTCGCCACACATAGGCGAGATCTGGAATACGCGGATCAGCGGCGCCAAACGTATCTGCACCGATACTGATTGTCGTGGCGGCAACATTGCTGACGGTCAGCGCATTCGTCTGGAGTGATGGCCAGAACAGCGTTCCGGTTGCGCTGATGATGGCGCCGACATTGCCGGCGGCGTCCTGCCAGGCGAATGGAACATCAGGTATGCGTGGATCAAGCTGGGCAACGACCACACCGCCAGCGACGGTCAGCGGGCCGGTGAGCTGACCGCCCGCAAGGGGGAGGAACGCAGCCACGCCGGCAGCGACCGCGCTATCGACGTATTGCTTGGGTGCCAGGCCGAGGGCGACCGTGGGGTTACCCGTGACATAGGCCGCCGGCATGTGAAACCCGCCGGCCGTGTCGATCGTCGCGCCGAAATTGCCGGCCGCATCCTGCCAGCCATACGCCACGTCGGGGATGCGCAGATCGAGCTGCGTGATAATCCCACCGCCGAAGGTGGTCAGCGCACCTGAGAGTGTGCCGCCCGTCAGCGGAAGATACGGCGACGTCGAGTTCACCACGCGCTGCCAGATCGTGCCGTTCGACGCGATCCAGTCGCCGGCCACCCAGCTGGTCACACCGTCGATCGCCGCCGTGGTCCCGCTCACGGTGACCACGTAGTAATTGCCGATGGGCTGCAGCACGCCGCCGGCCAGCGCGCCCGACGCCATGGTCGGGGTGTTGGTGGCGGCGTTCCAACCGCCTTTGTAGCTCAGCGTGCCCGTCGCAGCCGCCGGCATCTGCGCGGTCGGCAACTTGCCGGTCGCATCGAGCGTGGCGACACCGAGGGCGGCGGCCTTCTGCGACAGCGGCACATAGCTTGCGGCAGTTGTGCCGTTCGTTGACGCAATCTGCGCATCAACGTACTGGCGGGTAGATGCGCCGAGGGCAGTGGCTGGATCGCCCGAAAGTATCAGCGGGCCGACCATCGTGTCGCCGCTGCGTAGCACACGCAGATCGGCATACTGCCGGGTTGCAGCCCCAAGCGCGCTCACCGGATCTGCGGCCAGTGTCAGCGACCCAGTTAGGGTGCCGCCCGCTAGCAGTAGGAACGGAGCTGACGCAATCTGCGCATCAACGTACTGGCGGGTAGATGCGCCGAGGGCAGTGGCTGGATCGCCCGAAAGTATCAGCGGCCCAGCTAGGGTGCCGCCCGTCAGCGGCAGGAACGGAGCTCCGGAAATTGCGCCGTTTAGCTGTTGCAACGTCACGGCCTGCAATGATGCGGCGGCGTCGCCAGCCAGCGTCAAGGGGCCGACCATGCCGCCACCGGAAAGCGGCAGATAGCGCTGAATTAATTCGTCGAGCGTATCAGCGTTGAGGTTAAGGTGGTCGCCCCAGACATCGTCGTCGGCGCCCGGCGTGGGCTTGTAGAGCGAAAAATTCGCGGTCAGCGTGTAATCGCTCATGGCGCGCATCCGCCGGCGATCACCTGCAGCGGCTGCCAGGCCGCACAGGCGGCGTCCAGCGCCGCCCACTCGTAGCCGAGCCCGGCGAGGGCCATGTCGAACACCCCGCCCTCCGGCGGGTAGGCCGAATACACCACCGTGCTGTAGCGCCCGACGCCGAACGGCCGGCGGGTCTGTGCCGCGACGCCGTCGACCAACAGATCGCCCGCGGCAATCGCCGGCTGATCACCGGCCAGCACGACATACGGCACCAGCGGCACCGGCGCGGTCGCCAGCACGTTGGTGTCGCCGTGCTCGAGCAACCCGACATAGGCGGCGAGCCCCCAGTCGTCGCGCGCCTGCGGCCACAGGATCGGCAGCGCGTTACTCCATTCTGCCGGGCTCCGGCTCCTGTGTGTCAGCGTCCCTACGGGCGGGCGCGCGTAACCGCGCCCGGCGAGCTCGGCATCGGCCGGCATCGGTGCATTCCAACTCACGTTGCGCGTCAGCAGCGCCAGCTCGAACGGTCGCTGATCGAACGGCACGCTGCTGCGCGCGCTGCGGCCGAGCCGGCGCGGACCACCCGCGGCGGCGAGCTCGGCGGCACTCAGTCGCTGCCGCGGCAGTTGGCGCAGTGCGCGCAGCGCGGCGCCGCTCATCCCACCCGCCGGAAGCTTTGCACCAGCCGCGAGCCGGCCGACGCCGCGCGCTCTTTCGCGAGGTTCGATTTCGCAACGATGGCGTTGTAATTATTGGCCCACGTCTCAGTGCGGCCATCGTCGCGCAGGAACGGCGCGGAGTATTTCAGCGCCCCCCAGAGATAGGCGCCCGGCAGCGCGGTCAGCACCGGCGTGGTGTCGGTGTCGGCCGGGCCGAGCGACTGGGCCTGGAAATACGCCATCTCCAGCGTGGTCGGTTGCCAGCCGTCGGGCAGCGGCGCGGTCGGCACCGCGTAGGGCCATAGCTCCATCAGGTCGCCGACCACGCTGTAATAGAGCGGCCCGGTTGGCAGGTAGGGCAGCACCACGGTCGGGTGGGGCGGCATGCCGCTGACCGGCGGCGCGCCGTTCTGCACCTGCAGCATATCGCCGATCTGCTGGCGGTCGCGGTAGACCAGCTGCCGGCCGGTC